AAAGCTTCTCTCTTACTACTCGCCATAGGCCTAATCTTCTTAGCAACTTGTTTCCTTAGTCCTAATAGAAATGAGTTACAGACTCAGGCTTTTGCTTTGGCTGATTTGGAAGCACGTCTAATTGAAGCAAATGACGTCACGGCTGATTATTATTGTTTCACCAACGATAGATGCTCGGCCTGCACGAAGCAGCTTCCGGTTGTGAAACAATTAAACAAGGATGGTTATAATTTCAAAATTAAGAAGGACGAGTATAAGAAATACAATATTACTACGGTTCCGTCTTTTGTAGTTATAGTCAGAGAGAATGGTATTCCGGTTGTTACAGTCCGGATGGAAAATCGCCATTGGACAGCGTTTCAACTAAAAACCTTAGTCCGGACTGTTAACCTTTTGATAAGAATGGCATGAGCCTAAAAGACCTACTTAAAAACACGGTAGCTGCCGGATTGAAACGGCAGTCGATTACTTCGCCCAGCAGATGGGCCGAGGAATATCGTGTTATGGGTCCGCCCGTCTCCGGCAAGTGGCGTTTTGAAGTGACGCCGTGGACGCGAGCGATGCACGACTCCGACGCCCCGGTAAACATCGGTCAGAAGTCAGCACAAATGGGGTTCACCGAGACAGTTCTTAATATCACTTTTTACAGGATTGATATTAAAAATGAAAGCTGCTTGTACATCCTACCTACGAAGACCCCAGACGCAACCGAGTTCAGCGCTGCTAGGTTCGATGCGGCTCTCGAGCTATCCGATCATCTAGGTAACCTTTTCAGTAATGTTAAGAACGTGGGTCACAAGCGAGCCGGCTCAGCCAACCTGTACGTCGGCGGGGCCAACAGCCGTTCCTTTTTGAAGTCCAAGCCTGTTGTCTTCATCGTCTTTGACGAACTTGACGAAATGAAGCAAGAGAACATTCCTCTTGCTGAAGAACGGGCATCTTTCCAAGCGGAACCACAAATTTGGAAAATTAGTACGCCGACGATTCCGAAGAAGCGAATCAATGGTTACTTTCTTGATACTACCCAGGAACATTATTTCTTTAAGTGCCCCTCCTGCTCTAGGTACACAGAAATAATCTTCCCGGATAGTCTCATTATTACAGCCGACTCTAAGAATGATATCAAAATCAAAAATAGCCACATCATTTGCACCCTCTGCAATACCAAACTTCAACACGAAGACAAAAAGTACTTCTTAAAAGACGGTATTTGGCAACCGACTGCTGACCCACAAAACGAGAGACGCGGATTTTACATCAACCAACTGTATTCTGTTAACAGAAAACCACACGAAATAGCAGAAATGTTTTTTGACGCCCAAATAGACAAAGCCAAGGAACAGGAATTCTGGAACAGTAAGGGCGGACTGCCGCACATAGTTGAGGGTGCTCAGGTGAATGATATTGAAATCATTCGCTGCCTAGGGAGCTACCCGAAAGCGACAGTCTCGCCCGAAAATACTATAATTACGATGGGTGTTGATCAAGGACGCTGGCTCCATTACGAAATCTGTGCTTGGGATTTTCCTAGTCTTGGAAACGATCTGAATATGATAGCCAAACCTAAGGTTTTGACTATGGGCAAGTGCGTCGATTTTAATGAACTCGACGTTTTAATGAAACAATACCAGATTATGGCCGCGGTTGTTGATGCACAACCTGATCGCCGGATGGCTTACGAGTTTGCGTGCCGCTTCTGGGGCCACGTCAAGCTCTGTTTTTATGCTCAAGGACAAAGCGTTAAAACTATTACTATTGATCCTGACCCAGACCAACACAAAATCGTAGTAGATCGAACATCTTGGCTAGACACAGCCTTAAATAGATTTCATATTGATACTATTACGCTACCGAGAGACACCACGGAAGAATACAAAGATCACCTGAAAAATATAGTAAGACATTATCGTGAAGACAGCAAAGGAAACCCGGTTGCTGAGTATATTACGACAGGAGCAGATCATTTTGCTCATGCACGCTGTTACGCTGAGCTAGCCTTGCCTTTGGCAGCTTCCTTGACAACAAACAAAAATATTAAGGTCTTCCTGTGAAAATTAGTAGCTCAACACATCCGGAATATCTTACCAGTCAAGCTGATTGGGAGCGTTTTCGTTACGTCATGGAAGGCGGTACGGATTTTATTGAAGAATACCTAGAATCATACTCTACTAGAGAAGATGCCGCTGCTTTTCTCGTAAGAAAGCGTATTTCTACGGTTCCTAGCTTCGCAGCTAGTTCAATTGTTGATATTAAAAACGCGATCTTCCAGAGGATGACCGATATTACGCGAACAAACGGTACATCCCAATTTAGGGACGTTAATGACGGTAAACTTGGCGGTGTGGACCTTATGGGTGCTACCACCAATTATTTTATTGGTAACAAAGTGCTTCCCGAACTGTTAAACTTAGGTAAGGTTGGGGTGTACGTAGACATGCCTATCCTTAATAATACGGCGGTATCAGAAACACAAACGAAACACCCGTATTATTATGTGTATAAGGCAGAAAATATTAGAAACTGGCGGACATCACAACACGGTGAATTCGCAGAATTTGATATGCTCCTCCTTAAAGAAACTGCACTCACTTACGACCCAGACTTTGAGCTTCCTGACAACGAGTACACTCGATACCGGCTCCTGACCCGAACACCTGAGGGTGTTGAGGTCAGGTTCTTCGATAAAGAAGATAAACAAATCAATATCGATGGTGATCCTTCCAATGAAAGCTATATGCTTGATATTAAAACTATCCCGTTTGTTCTTTTTGAACTGAATGAATCGCTACTCAAAAATATTGCGAATCACCAGATCGCTCTCCTTAATCTGGAGTCAAGCGACATTGCCTACACCCTCCTATCAAACTTCCCGTTTTATGTTGAACAGGAAGGGCGAATGACTTCGCCGCACCTACAGAACGAAGAGGGTACGACCGGTGCAGATGGTGAAGTTACGGTAGGCGGCACAACAGGAAGAACCTACGGCCAAGGTCTAAATGCGCCTGAGTTCATTCACCCTTCACCTGCACCGTTGATGGCTTCAATTGAGAAGCAAAAGTGCCTGAAGGATGACATCCGGGCTCTAGTAAACTTAGCTCTTTCAGCGGTACAGCCTAAGTTTGCATCAGCCGAATCTAAGGCACATGACGAACACGGGCTAGAAAGCGGATTAAGTTTCATCGGTTTAATTCTAGAACACGGCGAACGTCAACTCGCAAACTTGTTTGCTGCGTATGAAGGCAGTAAGGATATTGCAACGATTAAATATCCTACCAGGTATGCTCTCAAAAGCGACCTTGCTAGGATCGAGGAAGCCCAAGCCTTGGAAGAAATGGTCGACAAAATTCCTTCAAAGAAGGGACAGAAGGCAATTATTCAGCTTATGGCTCGCAAGCTTCTTGATACTAAAATTCCTCACGACGAGATGCAAGAAGTCGTCGACGAAATTAAAGAAGCCGATTATCTTTCTTCCGACCCAGAAACCATCAGCACTGATATGGAAAAGGGTTTGGTTGGTGCTGAAACAGCGTCTACGGCTCGTGGCTATAAAAAAGGTGAAGTCGAAAAAGCGAAAAAAGAACACGCTGAGCGCGTACAACGAATACAAGACAATCAAACTCCTAGAGGTGTAACTGATTTGGGTGTTGATCCTGGTGCCAGTAAGTTAGAGAAACAACAGTCACAAAATCCTGATAACCAGGACGATTCTCATAAAAAGGTCAGAGGCAATGCAAATAATTAAAGAGACTCTTGCGTCTAATACCGTTGAGTACGGTTCTTTGGCTACTGCTGCAACGGCAGCACAAGTCGCAGTAAATAATTTTGACTTCAAGGCTGGTGTGATTATCTCGGCTCCGGTTGCCAATACAGCAAGCATCTTTTTTGGTGATAGTGCTGTGGCCGTCGGTACTGGTTTTCCAGTAAGGCCGGGTGAAAGTCTCAAGGTTCCTGTTGTCGAACTCAAGGATTTGTATGTGATTTCGGTAGCCGCCCAAAACCTCAACTGGATTGGATACTAAAAACATGAACTTGGAACTAATCCCTAGAGGTATTGATTCGCTGCTTGAGTTGGGCACCGCCAACGGGCAGATGCTATTTTGGGACACCACTAAGTGGGTCCACTCTGAAGTAACTGAGTTATATTTCAATGACGCGGACAAGAGTCTGCTTATTAAGGATAAAATTAAACTGACGCAGGCTGACGGTAATGAGTATATTACTGGTGCAACTGACAATTATGTGGATATTGGTGCAACCACAGCTATTAGGATGAATAGTGATTTGCATATTTTAGGTGATGCTACCTTAATTTCTCTCGG